CATAAGGAGCAATAATGCAAACTTATTACGGATTAAACAGACAGGGCGCTGCGGCAAGCGGAAGATACACGAGAACCCCCGTGCCGATGGGTGTACCAGGTATTAAATCACCGTTCGCTGCTCAGGCTTTGGCCGATCCGACAGCACCAGCGCTGTCAGATATCGCACCACAGCGAAGGCCAGGTGTTCCGGGAGAAGGTGAGGCGCCGGGTATATCGACACCTGGACCAGAAAGTCCGGCGGCGACAAGAGCGAGGGAAGACCTTGCAAGATCAGGGTATAGTGTTAACCCTATGGATGCCCTTGGTGGGCGTGTTAAGACAGGCCTTTTAAATACCGGTGTAGCGCTGGCTTTAGATGCTCCAGTATCCACAGCTGTGAAGTTTGGCGCAAAGACAATGGCGGCACTTCCTGGAACCGTAACGACTTTGGGCGGAATGATAAACAAGGGTGTTCCGATTGAACAGTCGATTGACAAAATAGAACCAGAATATGAAAAACTCGCCGAGGAAGAACTCGCCACCGGAGTGAATCAAGATCCAGCAAGAGTCCGTTCATTAGGTAAATACGCCCCGGTGCCGCTTACAACTCAGGCGTATAGAAAAATTTTAGATACCTTGTCCCCAAAGAAAGTAATTGACCCCGGGGCTCCTCCGGGTGCTATTGGTGAAAGCGGGCTGGGGCAACCAGGCTCACAACCAAGTGATTACGGCCATGAAGCAAGAATGGGACTCGGTGTCGGTGATGTTGCCGGAACACAAGAAGCAGCGGATATCCCCGGAACAGGTGATAAGCCAGTCGGCAAAGATTATGGGAATAGAACAGAACCAGGTGGCGCACCGGGCGGCCCAGGATTAGGCGGTGGCGGTATGGGCGGCGGCAGAAGTGAAGGCGCGGGAGACATGGGCCACGATAGCGCACCGGGTATGGGCGGTATGGGCGGGGTATAAGGAGATACTATGCAGAATTATGTAGGGCAGGCATTACAGAATCTTTCCGGAACGGTCGAGGGCATAGGCCGGCAGGGTGGGGAGAACCGCCTTAGAACGGCAGAGTTGGGATTAAAACGGGCTACTCAGGCTTTGCAGATACCTGGGCTGAAATTACAGGCGCAGGAAAATGAAGCCGAAATTGCACAGCGAAACCAGCCCGTAAATGTCAAAATTCTTATGCAAAAAGATAATCCTGAATCAATTTTTCACATTTTAGGAAGCCAAACAACCAAAAACATGCCGCCGCCGTACCAGGCTGTAGGCAACATATTCGGAGCAACGGTTGACGAGCAGGGAAACTATATTGTCGATGGTAGGCCGCTAACCAATTGGGAGTTTAATCAGAAAGCGGCGCAAGTTCAAAGAACGATGGGCTTTTATACCGACCCAAAGAAGGCAATGACTACCCGTTCAAACATGGCGCAGAAATCTCTTGACTCTGGAATTGATACAAGAACCGGGCAACCTCTTGATGAGAAAATGAAAATGAATCTTGCAGGCGGGATTGAAAAAGTTGGCAAAATGACCGACTCAGATTATCTCAGAGGATACGAGCAGCAGCTTGCAGATATGGAAGCATCTAAGGCGCCTTTTATTGACGGCGGCGGGAGTACTGCATTGATTGATGCGGCTATCGGGCGGGTTCAGGGAAAGATTGATTCTTACAAGGCTACGATTACTAAGGCAAGCGACCGGGAATATGAGGCAACCGTTGCAAAACAGGCACAGGCGGATAAGAAAGCACTCAAGCTGCTTGAAATTGCAGCCAAAGACACCCGTAGCAAACTTCAAAAAGATGTTGAGTTCGCGGCGGCGGCTTATAATATCACGGAAAAAGAAGCAACCGACATGCTTAGGGCAGATAAAACAATCGCACCAAGGCTCAAGGCATACACCGAAGCGTTAGAACCGTTTGCGGAAAAACTTAAATACGGTGAAATAACCGAAGCTGAATATACCAAGAAAGATAACGAGCTGTGGTCGAAGTTTGGACTTGGGAAGGAAGAGGACGCCCCGAAACCAAAAACCGAGCTTGGCGGCTACCTCAGTAGAGTAAAAGGACAGGATGCTGATGGCATTGCATCCCCCGAACCACAGCCCGCGAAACCAGTCATTCCTGAACCAAAAAGTGAAAAGAAAATAAAAAAACCCATAGCCTTTAACCAAAAACTGCCCGTTGAAATGTCTGAATGGGATGTGAGTACAACTTCACAGGGCGGCAAAAGTACATATATTGAACTGAATACAGGAACAAAACTTACTCAAGAAGAGTTCGATGCTTGGGTTGAATGGGACAAGGAGCAACTAACGCCGGTAGGTAAGTTTATAAAAAAACATACCACATCGACAGTGCCGGGTGCGCCATATAACCCACAAAAAAATCCAGCGCCCATAGGAATTAAGCGACCAGGGGATATAGTGCAACTAAAGAAACAATATCCGGAATTATCTGATAAAGAACTTCGAGAAATGGCAGGACGGTTATAAATGAATTTTTCCTACATAGACGACCCGGAATGGGGAAAACTCGACAACGAGACACAGCAGAAAGTAATCGGGCTTGCGTTTCAAGATAATATTGCGTCCGATGCTGAGTGGACAAATCTGTCCCCGGGTATTCAAAAATCAGTTCAGGATTTGTATCTTAAAGATGCTACCGAGTATAGCCGGTCTGTTATGCCGAAACCGGGCGATGACGATTCTTGGAATGTCACAAGAGGGTTGAAGGCAGGTGCTTTGCAAACCGCAGCGGTTGTGCCGGCAGTCGGTGCTATGGCGGCAAAAACTGTTGGGTTAGATTCTGCAGCAGAGAGTATGATGGGCGCGGCTCAAGGTTTAATGAAAAAGTCCGAAAAGTACCAACCGGATACATCCTTTAAAGAACTTGTGGACGATCCGAGCATTGAAGGTGCTGCAGATTGGGCAATGTATACCATTGGCAATTTCGCACCATCCCTTGTTGTCGGGTTTGGTGGTGCTGCTACAGGCGCCAAAATAACGACTAAGATATTCCTGAAGAATGCAATTAAAAAAGGCGTCTCAAAAGGATTGACCGCAGAGGCGGCGGCAAAGGCTGTAACTGAACAGGCTATTAAAAAAGCCACTCTCAGAGGCGCCCAGGTAGGCATAGTGGGTTCTACCGCACCTTTAGAGGGCGGGCATATGTTCATGGAGGATGTTGAAAGCCATGGCATAGAAGACGCCAGTGTCGGTAAGTCGGTTTTAATGGGTGGGTTAGCCGGCATGGTTGAACTTGGTGTCGGCGGTTTTGGTAAAGGCCATATGCGGCTTATCGAGAAGTTTATGGGAACCGCCGCCAAAGAAACGGCTGAACAAAGTCCCAAACTGGCCGTAAGGATGCTCAAGGAAATTGGTAGACAAAGCGGCGGCGAGGCATTCCAGGAGCTTACCCAGGAAGAACTTGCGATTTTAAACGAGGCGTGGACAGCCACACCGGATGAAGAATACGACACGACTTCTAAAGAAAATCTGATGCGACTTGCGGAGTCGGCAGCCGGCGGTGGCTTGATTGGTATCCCCGGTGGCATGGCCGGTGGTATCGGCGGCCCAGAAAAAGAAGTTATCAACCTGCCCGATGTAGACCCAACCGCAGAGCAACCGGACATCCCCCCTGTAAAAGATTGGGAATTTGGCAAAGTAGGCGACTCGTTCAAAAAAGGCATGGAAGCCGCAGCCGCTTTAAAAGCAACACAGGCGCCAAGAGTTGAACCTGAAGGCTACCGGCCTGCTAAAGAATCAGCAAAGGTATTCGAAGAAACGCTTTCGGCTGAAGAAAGGCTTAGACAGTCTGAAGTCGGCAGAGAGTCGCTTAAAAAACAATACACCGAAGAGGTTGCTGCTGGTGGCCGGGAAGCTGTTGCCAAGGAATATAAAGGAAAACCAGTAACCGGCGAAATAATGACACCCGATGAATTGTCTGTTACCCGTGAATTAATGCGAGATGAACTGCGACAATCAGGTGAAGAAAGAGGTCGAGAAACACGGGCAAGCGCTGCCGGCAAAGCGCTTGAAAAGGTTGGGCCTGTTGAAGCCGAAAGGCTTTTGAAGGAAGATGTCAGAACTCGTCAATATTTCGGGCAAGGCTTTTTAACTAACGACCGGGCAAAACAACTGAATGAAATTATTACCCAGAACGATATAACCAGTATGGCCGGCACTCCTAATGGGTTGGTGCAAGTTGGTGAATCTCGTGCCATGGGTGTTCCCGAAAAAGGGACGATACCGGACGATAAGGGGACTGTTACCCCGATAAGCCCCCCATTAACCCCCGATAAGCCCCCGATAACGGACGTTAAAAAAGCTGTTGCAACAAAGGGCCGGGCTCCCGAGTCGGCAGAAATCCCGCAAAAGGAGCCCGCTACCCTACCTGAACCGAAAGCCGGTGCCGCTGAAAAAGCATTTCTGAAAGCTGGCGGTAAAAAACCAAAAGACTTATACGAAGCGGAAATAGCTGAGGAAGACGGGAAAACAACGGCAGAGGGTGGGGAATACGCCAAAGATGTTGTTTCTCACGCAAAGCAGGAAGAGGCCAGAACAGAGTTTTATGAATCAGCCGCCAAGGAAGGCCATTCAGCACAGGCACACGATATAATAGGTGGCAATATAGATAGATTGCTTGATGACGTTCGGCGTGGCCGGATCACCAACGAGAAAGCTGTGGCGATGCACGAAGATGCAGTCAAAAACGGGATCGCCATACCTGAAAAGTTAGAGCAACTCAAGAAAAGGATTAAGCCCAAAAAGGCCGAAGCACCAGAGGGTAAGGAACCTTGGGAGATGAGCGCTGAAGAATTTAAGAATAGGGTTATAGAAGAAGATAATTTAAAAACAGGCCCGTTATCACTCAAGCGGGGTGGACATATATCGTTAGAACCACAAGTCGAGAAAGCTGTTAAGCAGTTTCATGAATGGGGGATAAGAACCCGTAGTAGCGCAGGGTATCAGCACGACGTAATTCGACCGGGTGCTCCAACGGGATACACAGGTATAACGTTTGAAAATGGCAAAATACCGCAAGAAGCAATCGCGAAGATTAAAAAAGAATATCCAGATGTTGAAATAACGGACAATAAAATAAACTTTCTGTATGATTTTCTTGGTGGCATTGGCGATGTTAACAAACCTAAAAACGTCAAGCCTCAAGTTGAAAAATGGGACAGTATATTAAAAATTATAGAACCGTATGTTTCCCATAGACAGATCACAGAGCAAGCCATAAAAGAAGGCAAAATAAAATCCCATCCTGATTATCCGGATCTTGGCAAGCAGGTTGAGAAGCCCAAAGAAACCAAAAAAGCCAAGGCCCCTGAACCGAAAAAAAAACGTGTATCAAAAGGCCCGACAACAATCCGTGGCACAATCAAGGCGATGGGGTTTATCAACTTTCTTAATATGAAGGGCGAAGTTAAGGATATGCCGTTTGGTGCGAGAATATTGACCAGAGCCAATAGCGGCGTACCATATGATTTAGCGGAAAAGTCACTCAAGGCCGAGGGATGGATGTATGAGAATGAATCCTTAATTGAACTACTGCCAAGTGAAGAGTTTCGCAAAAGACGGCACCTGACTGTTGATACGCTGGAAAGGAAAGACAATTTAACCGGCACAGAAAAACAGTTCAAAGAGGACTTGGAACACGAACCGGAGTCACCGCCTGAAGGCAATTACGTTCAAATGAACGCTGAAGACCTGCCCGAAGGTAAAAAGCTCACCATTATTGAAGGCAATTCAGCCGATGGATGGGACACCTACGAGGTCACCGAGAAAGATCCTTTCGGCGTAACCCTGAAGGACGGAACCATTATTGAGTTGTCCCCTCTCGATCAAGTTGACGTTTTGATGGATGACGTAAAGGACGTTCCGGGCGTAGCTGAAAGCCAAACCAAAATGTTCGGGCCTGACCCGGGTCAGTTAGATATGTTTGGTGGAGCGCCGAAGCAGGCAAAGGCTAAGAGAACCCGCAAGAAAAAAACACCTACTGTACGGAAAGAGGCGCAAATTGATCTGTTCACCGGCAAGGCAAAACAGATTCAGAAAGATTTATTTAAGCCGTTTCCGAAGAAACCGCCTATCCTCACTAAGGCGCCAGCGTCAAATAGGGCAAAGGGTTTATCGCCCGGAACCTTCATGCATACCTCTGGGCACATTCGTGGGCCAAGTACCACAGTAAAATCAGTTGATGAAGTAGCCTCTCTCTTGGCTCACATTCGTAAGGATAATCAAGAAAATCTTTTCGCTATAACGACAGATAAAGACGGCAAGATTCTTGAAATTCATCAGTATTCTAGAGGTACTAAAAGCGAGTCGAATGTTCATTCCATAGAAGTTGCCGGTCACGTTCTCAATATCCCTGACGCACATACCGTTTACGTTGCACATAACCATCCGTCCGGCGATAGCAGTCCCTCACAACCAGACCTTTCTTTAATGGAGGTCATCGGTGAAATTGTTGAATTAAAAGGAATAAAATTCGAGGCGTTTATTATAGCTGGCAATGGATATCGCCGATTTGATGGGGAAAAATACGCTAAGGAAATGATGAGAAGATCGGGTCTTAGCGAGGTGAACTTTCAGGCATTAGGAAAAGAAAATGAAGATGAAAGAGACTTTAAGGCAGAGAAATACACAAATAAACCTCACACCAAATTAACGCCGGTATCCAGAACAAAAAGGATGCCTATCAAAAAGCGTGGGATGCATCCAAAGCGAATCTCTGGTGAATCAATTACCAACCCGGATGAGATAGTAAATTTAGTAAAATCAAAATACGGCGGTGAGGACGGATTTGTATTTTTAGGCTCAAAACTTAACGTTGTAGGTTTTTTACCCTTTCCGTCTGGAATGCCTATAAAAGAGGCGGCGGCAAAATTTATTCAGGCGGCGGAGAATGCAAATGCGGCAGGGTCTGTTCTTTCCGTTAACGACCCGTTGGCGTCTAAGCCTGGCAGGATTGGTTTCGTTAGCGCGATTGCTCAAAATCTTAACTCTACTTTAAAGTTATTTGATATTATTGAGAACGGAAATTCATACGCTACCAGCGGAAGATTGGGGCTTATGACAACCGGGCCAACACCGTTCAACAATCTGTATTCTAAAAACGCATTATATTCTGTCAACCCGGGCAACCCGCTAACGGGCCTAACCCGCGATCACCTAAAGAAAATATTCCATTGGGCAGATTCAGTAAGAACCCTAAAAGACGGCTCAACCCTAATCACCAAAGGCACCCGTCAATTCAAGATAGCCAGAGTTGATCACATAGCCATAGACAAGGCAGCTTTCGAAATAGCATACCGGCGTAAACCCACTTCAGCAGACGTTGCGGCAGGGGCGTATCAGGACGGCACCATCACGCTGTCTGATATTGCTGATGCCGGCACTGTGGCCCACGAAAGTTATCATTACCTCCGAGCATCCGGTCTTGTAAACAATGCAGACGTCCGGGCGATACACCGAGTCATAGGCAAGGACGCAACCGAGGAACAGGAAGCCGAGTGGATTGAGAAGAATATAAACGACCGGAACCAGAAGGGGCGGCTTGGGAAGCTGATTCAGAAGATTCGGGATTTTGTTGATTCAATCGTAAATCTTTTTCACCGGACGGCTACGGGCGTGGTTCGTGATATTGAATCGGGAAAAGCCTTTACCGATAAACAAAGTCCGGTATTCGAGTTTGCTCAGGCGGTATCGTATTCATTAGCACAGGCCAAAAGGAATATTCTGGATAACCCGGCTTTTGTGAAATGGTTTGGTGATTCTAAGGTTGTGGATGATGCGGGTAAGCCTTTGGTGGTTTATCATGGGACACGGGCCAGTTTTTCTAAATTTGATCCAAAAATAAAAAGAGAAGATTCAGACCAGGGGTGGCTCGGAAGCAATATGATATATTTTTCTGAAAATCCTGATGTCGCCAACGCTTATAGTGATAGCGCCACCACAAAAGAGGATGAAACTTCTTTCGGTGGTAAAACATTCTCAAAAGACGCAAGGGTTATCCCCGTTTATTTAAGCGTTCAAAAAATATATCGGTTTCCGGACAATAGAGATATCCCAATAAACAAAGAAGAGGCAGATGCCTTTAGGGAAGAAATGCTATCGAAGGGTTACGATGGAGTTTATCTCCCATATGTTTTTTACGGGAAAGAGGAGGTTAAATTTAACGAAGTTGCTGTTTTCAACCCAACTCAAATAAAATCAATCTACAACAAAGGCACCTTTGACCCGGCTAACCCGGATATTCGATATCAGGCGAAATCAAAGGCGCTCAGAGAGGGAATGCCTGCCTACTCCTTGCCAAAAACAGAAACGCCAGAGGGCGGGAAAAATAGGGCTGGTGTTTTATATGAAAAGGGTGAAGTACCCGATGGGTCTTTTGTGCATGGGAGAGTAGGTAAGCAATCGCTTAGAGACGATGTGGTTATTCTTGGCACTAATGATTGGGAAGTTGCAGAGCAATATGCTGGTGATAATGGTTCAATGTGGTTGTTAGAACCATCGACAACAAGCAAGGTACTTGATGCTGATAAAAATTATTTTAAAATAGTAGATGCTTTATTCGCAGATTATAAAAAAGGTGCTTTGCCGTATGAGTTGGAAAAAACAATCGAATATGAGATTAAAGAGTATGGCCTATCAGGCACAAAAGAAAAAATAGCGATGGAAATTGTTCCAGAAGATATAGTCGGTGATGCTGGTATGTGGGACAGTATAGATTTTGTAGAATGGGTTGTAGATAGGTTTGAATACGATATTGTTGTATGGAATGAAGGTGAATCAGCCGCCATAATAAATAAAAATAATATTAAAACGCAAAAGGTAAATAAAGGTGCGCCGAAATACTCAGTAGCCCAAAAAGCAGCAGAAAAAAGATACACCAAAGTCCTCAACGAGGCAGCAGGCGATCACAAAGCCCCCAAAGACGGTGAGAAATCAAAGGCGCTCAGAGAGGGAATGCCTGCCTACTCCGTGAAAGAATACGACGGTTCTTTGCCGGAAACAACGGTAGACAAAGCGAAAAAAGCGTTAGAGCGTCCGTTCAACGACACAATGGCGTGGCTTGTAGATAAAAACAGGCCAATATCTACAGTTCAAAGTCATCTTGAAAAAGTTACCGACGAAATAGATGTGTTTTTAAAAGAAACCCAGAGACCGAAAAGAACGGCGGCAAAAGTAAAAAAGGCGTGGAATGAGGAAGTAAAGCCGATAATAACAAAGATGGCGCAGTTCAAAATAAACATTCAGGACCTGGAAACATATAAACACGCCCTACATGCTCACGAAGCGAACGCAGCACTCAGAAGGGCGAACGCTAAAATTCAAGTAGGAAAAATTGTCAAGGTGCTTGACGCAAGTAACGAGGAAAAAAAAGCATCGGCAATCAATGAAAGTGTCAAGGATTTGGAAAAGCCTGAAGAATGGTACACAGCATTAAACGATATTATCGATACATATGCGGATGAGGAAAGTCTTGAAAACACGCTGGCAAAATGGAAGATATTCTCAGAAAAACCATCCGGCATGACCGATATTGAAGCAACGGAAATACTAAAAGAATACAAAGGTGATAAAAATATTGAAGAGTTGGGTGTAATGTTGGACGCCATAAACGATAACAAACTTGAACTTTTATTTAACTCGGGCCTTCTACCTCAGCAGGAATACGAAGCTGTAAAAAATAAATACGAGAACTATGTTCCATTATATAGAGAAGGATTTGACGATTCGTTATTCGGTACTTCTCGTGGATTAAAGCCATCCGGAAGGCAAATAAAAGTCCGTGGCGGATCTACGCGAACCGTTGTTAATATTTTAGCTCATTCGATAGCCAATTACGAAAAGGCAATTAACGCATCCGAGAAGGCAATATCGCAACGAGCTTTACTTGGGTTGGTGCAGGCTAACCCTGAAAGTGATGTTATAACGGTTGAGCCTGTTAAAAAGTCCCCAAGGCATGACAAAGATGGAAACCTTAGAATGTACCCCAATTTGGCCGATGTTCAAAAAAATGAAGTCAGGTTGATGGTTGACGGAAAACAATATCTTTTAGCTGTGCAGAGAGACAACAAAGACGCAATGTTGATGATGAAAACGCTCAAGGCAGAAAGCGAAACATCCGGGCCGGTGGTAAATGCGTTGGCAAAATTCAACAGGTTTCTTGCAAAAATAAACACAACATGGTCGCCTGAATTTATCATATCGAACTTTGCAAGGGATTTCGGGACGGCCAATATCAACATCAAAGATACCGGCGTTAAAGGTAAGGGAATGTTTAAAGGCGCTAAGGACGCATGGGGCGCTATATTCGCAATAGAAAGAGGTAAGCCAAAGGGAACAAAGCTCGAAGGTTATTACAAACGGTTCATGGCCGCTGGCGGGAAAATAGGATGGTCTGATGTACACGATTCAGCAGAAAGTTTAACGAAAAAGATTACCTCAGAGCTGGAAATGGAAAGTGGTAAACGGCCTGTCCGAAAAACAGTTCAAGGCTGGCTTCAGTTAATAGAGGATGCAAACACATCAATCGAAAACGGCATAAGACTTCATGTCTTTAAGCTGTCAGTAGATCAGGGCAAGACCGACGAACGTGCCGCCCAGATAGCATCCGATCTAACGGTAGACTTTACAAAAAAAGGAACTGCTGGGCCTGTTATAAATTCGCTTTATCTTTTTGCGAACGCTGGTATTCAGGGATCGTATAGAGTTTTACGGGCGGCTACAAAGTCAAGAGCTGTTCAAAAAACACTTGCCGGCGTATTCACGGCAGGGTTCACGGTTGGTATGCTGAACGCCATTGCAGGGGGTGATGATGAAGACGGCGAGGCTTATATAAACAAAATAGACGGTTTTATCAAAGACAGGAACGCGGTTTTTGTAATCCCGGGAACAAAGGGTAGGTCTGCCAAAATACCCCTACCTTGGGGATATAATACAGTTTGGAACATGGGAACCGAAGCTGCCAGGGCGTTTACCGAAGAAAATTTCAGCCCGCTAGAAAGTGCTGGAAGGCTTGCCAGAAGCTTTGCTAACGCTTTCAACCCAGTAGCATCAGGAACGCTCTTACAAACACTGGCCCCAACCGTTGCAGACCCGTTTGTTCAGATAGCCGAGAATAAAAACTGGTTCGGTGGCGAGTTAATGCCTGGTGTTAATAAGTTCGACAAAACCCCAAGTCCTGACTCTCAGAGATATTGGAGGTCTGCAAGCGTTGGTTCTAAGTGGATTACAGAACAGTTAAACAGTATTACAGGCGGGGACAAAATAAAGCCGGGTGCAATTGACGTGTCGCCTGAAACGCTTGATTTGATGGTGGATACACTTGGTGGATCGGCGTTAAGATTTGTTAAAGATTCTCTATCGTTACCGTTAAAGGTTGTGCGGAAAGAAGAAATAAAGATGCACAAAATACCCTTTGTTAGAAGGGTAGCCGGGGATCAACCGGAATGGGCCAATTCAAGAATATTTCATGAAAACATAGAGGAAGTTCTAATAACCAAAGAAAGGCTGAAGGCGTATAGGGGAACACCGGCTTATAAAAAAATATCCATTGCAATGAGGGCGGAACGGTCTTTAATTCCATTAGCAGAAGCAAGCGAAAAAAGACTGAAGGCGTTAAGGAAGCGGCGCAAACGAGCGATGGCGCTGCAAAACAAACAAATGATAGAGCGAATAGAAGCTCTGATGTCGAGGGTTTACATTAATTTCAATAAACGGTATAATCAGAGAATAAAGGAGAATTAAAATGCCTGCAAAAGATAAAAAAGGCCCAAGGCAAAGAAGCCCGAAACCAAGTAAACCAAGAGCCGGTATGCAAAAAGGCAATTGCAAACCAAGAGGGAGAAAAAAGAAATGAAAAACTTATTTTTGACATTATTGCTGGTAGTCGGTTTGTCTGCCCCGGCCTTTTCCGCCGATGTCGCACAAGCTCTTAGCGGGTACGCTCGACATGGTAGAGGAGCCATGGTGACAGCTACTTTCACGGTGACTGCAGACGGTTCCGGGAATGTTGCGGCCTTTTCATTCTTAAAGCCCGCTGACATAGATGGCCGATACTTGTTTACGGTTGAAGCCTATTCGTCAACCGACGCTGCTTTTACCGTAACTATTGAAACAGAGAACGGGTCACCGCTTTTTAGTGAGGCCTGGTCTGCCGCTATTGCCGGTGAAGCACTAAAGAGCGCTGCTGATCGTTGGCCGATTTACGATACTCCGACAATCGATGTAACCGGGCTTACGGCGACAGAGGTATGCACGGTAATTGTAACCTTTGTTGGCAAAGGGAAAGGATTGTAAAGATGAAAAAGATATTTTTGTTTATAATGATGTTGGTGCCACTGTTTATTTTGCCTGGTGCGTTTGCGGATGATTTTCCCCCTGGGGCGCCTCCGTTGCCCCCGGGTGTGTCTGGTGATGGAGCCAAAGGACTGACTATTGAAGGGTCCGTAAGTGCTGCGGCTGTGAAACTAACCACCGGGGCCGGAGCAAGCAAAGTTCTCACCTCCGATGCCGCCGGTGATGCAACTTGGGAAACTGCACCATCTGGCACTGTGCCGGATTCAGGCACAGATACAGACGCTCGACTGGTCGGAGATGGGGCGCACGGGTGGAGCGTGTATTCTGGGGTATTTTCAACAACCGCATATGGAATCAGGTGGAAGGCCGGTGCCGGTAACGATACTTACGAAAAAGGCGTTATAGTAAATCAAGCCGGGACGTTCCTGGCTGTCACTTACACTGATTATCCCATACAGGATCAGATGCGGCGGTGTGTGCTTAGTGATGCAGGGGTTGTGCAGTATTATCTTGAGTATGATGATAGTTATAATAAAGCGGGTGTTGCTCCTTCTGTGACCGGCACTGATGATACCGGCACGGCGGATAAATTAAGCGATGCTGGTATCTTTACCGGCGCTGCATCAGTTTATGTCGGCTATTATGTCCACAATACAACCGATGACACATACGCTATAATCACAGCCAAAGACAGTGATGATGTACTGTCAATCGGCTCAGATATAATGGACAGTGCGGAGACGTTTGAAATCTGCACAGCTAACCTTGGCGGCACAGACGGTCAGGTGATGGTTGAGATTCCGCAATTCTACTCTCTGCAACACCAGGATGGCAATTACAGATATTTTATGATTGCTCAAGGGCCATTTCGGATGATTTTATCGACCGGCGAGACTGTTGTGGCGGCTATTAATACGGCATTTTATAAAGGCGGGTCGGCTACCCCATCAGAATACCGCTATATCGGTGCCTACGAGGGTAGTATGTACGATGCTTCAGCCGGCGTTATGGTTGCCCCTGCTGATATTGTCACGTCTCTGTATGCAGCCGGTGACAAACTTTGTTCTTATGCTGCTCAATATCCAAAGGTGACTGAAACAATCGTTGAATTTAGGGCGATGGCTGAAGAGCGAGGCACAGGCTGGCATCAGTTCGATTATGCGCTTAATGCAGCGTTGCAGGCGCTTTATCTAACTGAATACGCTGATTTTGATTCTCAAACCAAAATTGGTGCCGGTAGAACTGCGTTAACTGGTGGCACGTGGGTAGCAGATAGCTATATTGGCCAGTGCGGAAAATCAAACCCAGACGGCAACATAACCGGGAATACTGGTGGAGACACAAACGACGCCTATATGTCTTACCGGGGTGTCGAAAATTGGTATGGAAATGTCTATAAATGGGCTGATGGTTGCAACATCAATAACGATGGCGCCTCGTCGAAACTGTATCTCTGTACTGACTATATAAATTATGTCTCCAATACAGCATCTAATTACATTTTAGCAGGGAATTTAGGTGAGGCAGATGGGTATGCGGTCGATTTTTTAGATATCATTGGTATATGGGCGTCATCGGTCTCCGGTGGCAGTTCAGCAACATATTTGTGTGATTATTACTACACGTCATTTGATACGACCCCATCTGGAGGATGGCGTGTTGTTCGCGTCGGGGGTCGCGCGGCTGATGGGGCGATTGCGGGTGCGTTCTACGTGGCTGCGACCCATGCGTCTTCGACTGCGGGTACGAATCTCGGCGGGCGGCTCTGCTTTTAAACGAAAACGATTTATAGGATAAAATTGCAAGGCGTGTTGTTCACGTCGGTGGTAACGCGAATAATGGGACGAATGCAGGTGCGTTCTACGTGAATACGAACAATACGTCTTCGAATGCGAATACGAATATCAGCAGGCAGCTCAGCTTATTTTTAAACTCTGTGATGCAATTTTATCCCTGCCTCTTGGCAAAATACAAAACTCAGCTCCATTTGTGCTGGTACGGTAACGGAACGCTCAGGAGTTAAATAAGCAGTCATGAAACGATACGATAGTCTATTTGAGAAAATATGCAGTTTAGAAAATATTGAGTTGGCACATGAACATGCAAAAAAGGGCAAGACGCATTACAGCGCTGTGAAATTAATAGAATCTGATAGGCAATATTATTTTAATGAAATTAAAAAACTTTTAGAATCAAAAATGTTTCATACGGCACAATATACAAAATTAATAAAAAATGAATATGGGAAAGTTCGCGTGATTCATAAATTACCCTATTACCCGGATCGAATTATACACCATGCAATTGTGCAAATCGTCGGTAAAATATGGGATAAAACTATGATTCGTGACACATACGCATGTATTAAACATCGAGGTATCCATGACGGTGCTAAGCGTTTGAAACAAGCATTAAAAGATACTGTAAACACAAAATATTGCCTTAAAATGGACGCAAGAAAATTCTATCCAAGTATGGATCATGATATTTTAAAATCAATTATTCGTAAAAAAATAAAAGATTCAAATCTTTTGGAATTGCTTGATGAAATCATTGATAGCCTCAATAGCAAAAGTGGGATAGGCGTTCCTATCGGAAATTATTTAAGTCAATTTTTTGGAAACTTATATTTGACCGGGTATGATCATTACATGAAAGAAATGCATGGTTGTCATTATTATTTTAGATACTGTGATGATGTCGTTATCCTGGATGCAAGCAAAAATAGATTGCACAAACTGCGATGGCAAACACAACAATATTGGGCTAACGTTTTAAATTTAATACTGAAAAAGAATTGGCAGGTTTTCCCTGTTGATGTACGTGGTATTGATTTTCTTGGATATAGATTTTTCCATCAATACACTCTGCTACGAAAATCAATCGGCACTAAGTTCAAAATCAAAATGGATATAATAAAAAACAATTGGGCAGATATGACGCCAATCAGCGTTGTCAGTAGCATTATGAGTTATAGGGGTTGGATGAAATATGCTGATTGTCACAATCTACAGCATAAACACATTGATGATCAGGTTAAAGAGATATTAACACACAACCAAGCTGTAATTAAAATTGCAAACATTAAAATTCGGAGTAATTAGATGACAGATACGGCCATTAAATTATCGGAACATCGTAAGAAACGTTTCGTTGATTTTGCAAAAGAACCTACAATTTTAGACGGCGCGAAAGTGCGTATTGACGATATCCTCAATAGTGAGATTGAAATTATCGGCTATCGAGTCGCAAAAAGTAAATATACAAAAAACAAGAGTGGTGAGTGTTTGACCATACAATTTATTGACAATGGCGGAGAACGGAAGGTTCTATTCACTGGTTCCGATGTTTTGATTGACCAAATGAATAAATACAAAAGCGAAATTCCATTCACAGCAACAATTAAACGTGTTGATAGATATTACATATTAACCTAACGGGAGATAAACAATGAAAACGATTATAACGATGTTGGCAACCATTTTATTTACGTTCACAGCGTTCGCAGCCGATTACACATATTCAAACCATGAACCCCAGATTCAGCGGCTTCAAGGCGTTGTACTTTATCCGTATGAGATTGAAGAGATTAAAACAGAAGACGGTATAGGTTACAAATACAAACTTTTGCGGCTTGAAGATACCGGACAGGCAATACATCAGGACAGGGGGCAATTCGCAGTTGAGAATCGGCGTGTAATTGCTGAACAACTTTATGATTTCACTGATTTGGTTGAGGCTCAGAAGGGTGCAGAACTGGACAGCAAGATATCGGTTGATTTTGCAAAGCCAATTAAGAAGCTGGAAGTTGAAGAAGTCAAACCTTTACCCACGAAATGATAGGGATTACAGACCTAAACGAAATGAGGAAACTATGAAAAAGCTACTTTTAATTTTGACAATTTTACTATTTACAGTTCCGGCTTTCAGCGCTGATGTCAAGCTGGCATGGGATAAAAATTTAGAAGCTGGCGTTCAATACCGAATCTATGCGGCCCGATACGCCCAGGACTACGATTATACAGCCCCGCTTTATGATGGTGCGGCTACGTCATGCACGGTTATAGTCGATGCCAGCGCAGAATATAAGTTCGTAGCGAGGGCCTATCTGGTGGGAGCGTCCGGGCAGGTCTATGAGTCAGGCAACTCAAACCAGGTTGTTCATGCCGTGGTAGTCTGGACAAACCCTAACTTGAGAGTGGAATGATCGGAGAGTAATCATGGTGCTGGGGGTCACGTTGTTAATTGATAGGGATTACAAACCTTAAAATAGGAGAAATAAAATGGCTAAAAAAGGAACACCGAAAAAAGATGGATCTGGCAAAGGGATCGGCAACAAAGGCCGTGGAGGATGTAAAACCCCTAAAGGCGGACGGAAAGGACAGCGATAGTCGCAAAGGTGTATAAGCGTGAGTGGTGGATGACGGGAGAAGAAGCCGTTAACTGCGGTTTTGCTGATGGGTTTTTATAAGGAGATTCTAATGGCAGGTGAAAATGTTGATACCCTGAAAGATGATATTACGGAAATAAAGGAAACCCAACAAGCTATTTATAAAATTTTAAATGGTAATGGCGGTGTTGGGCTTGTTACGAGAGTGGCGCTTTTGGGCGCATCATTGGGGCGTGCCTGGGGCGCTTTGTGGCTGATAATTATCGGTCTTTCGGGGCTTGCGTTTTATATTATTCGGTGTGGGTTGATTTAATGCCAAGGTTTTCAGAAACATCTCGCAGCCGCCTGGCAACCTGTCATCCATTATTGCAGGATATTTTTGACGATGTGATCAAAACATTCGATTGTACGATTCTATGTGCGATTCGAGGCAAGGCAGAGCAGAATCGGCTATATTCAATAGGTAAGTCAAAAGTGGTGTACCCGGATAGCAAGCATAATTCAACGCCGTCTATGGCTGTTGATGCCTGCCCGTATCCGGTAGATTGGGCCGATACTGACCGGATGTATTTCTTTGGTGGCTTTGTTGTCGCTCACGCCCGGGTAAAAGGGATCCCAATTCGCTGGGGCGGAGATTGGGATTCGGATACTTTTGTGCATGACCAGAAATTTATTGATTTGGCCCACTTTGAATTAATTGTAAGAGGTGATGCATAATGAAACCAGAATTTCTATCAGAACTCGTTACAAAGGAATTGATTGGCTCAAAGTATGCCGAACTAACGCGAAACTTTGCGTATTACAGCGCTGTTCTAAAGCAGGTTATTTCTGTACCGCCCGGCTTTATTTGCGATTATGAATCTGTTCCTATCTTCAAGGCCACATCAAAACGAGCAGGGGTTATCCATGATTATCTGTGCCGGGTTGACAGTGATCCTATTGTAAGCAAACAAACAGCAGCAGCGGTCTATGGTGAGGCCCAACAGCTTCGAGATAGTATCGTTGTCAAGGGAAAATTCAAGATGGCGTGGCGGGCTTTGCTGTGCTGGTTTAAGACATCGACTGTCCGGGTCGCATTTGGATATTTTCACAAATTTACAGTTGGGGCTACATTAGAGGAAATTCGAAAGGGCTAAATAAAAAAAGGCTCCCGATATTGAGAGCCTTTGCCCGTAGGTCGAAACCTCACGGGGCGGATAGTGCCCAGAATAACCGGGACTTAATCCTGATGCACAAAATGCAGAGCAGGTACAAAATGCCGGTTATAGCACCGGCGGGCCTCCAGGTAAAACGCAACAAGGGAACATTTTTGGCCTAACCGCACCGACCGGCACGGCTGCCCCGGGGCTTAGGTATTGGTCACATGATAATTCACCTCCCCACTTGGCTCTCTACGGTGTTTGTATTATGCATCCCAACCAATAAATGAAATACTAAAGCTTGTTCATAGCACGAAACAGCGTGGCTGTCAAGGCTAAATCAGTTCCCCAATTTTCTCTAAGGCTTTTTTCCGATCCTCCTGACCTGTCGGGCCTGCCGGCACCCACTCATTCGCCGCCGTATTCCCACATTTAGGACACATTATTTCATCCCCGGTAATAGTTACGCTTGCTCCGCATTTCTCGCAGTATAGCTTGGTTCCGGGTGGCATTTTTTCGGTTTTCATGGGTCCCCCTGTTTCAGACATACTTTTTCACCTGTTTTTTGTATCCGCTTGATAACCAACACACATTCCAGTGTCCGGCTGAAAACCCGCAATAATATATTGACCGGCTGTTATCTCCGGCACCATCCGGCATACTGGTTTTTCCCAAGTACCGTCCTGGCTTCGTCGCAAAACGTGACGGCAGGCCCGGCGACTCAAAATTGAAACATAATATTTTATTGTTGCGTAATCCCGGTGCGTCTTAATGCCTAAAATTGTTTCGCCGGTTGTATATATTCTGTCCATCGGCCCCCCTTGCTCGGTCAGTCTGTTTTTTGATTCAGCGTAATAGTTTTATCCCTACCGTTATTATCGAAAGCGCGGATTGTGAACGGCATGTTTTTGGTTATGGGTTCTTCTAATTCAAAATAAAAAGTAATCGGCTTTTCCGCAATTTTAATTTGTCCAAACCGCAATGCTCTATCAAACTGAGTATTCTTTTTCAATCGCTTTACCTGTAGAGCCAATTCTTTTCTCCACACTTCCGGGCGCATCCCGTGTTTATGGTTGTTACATTTAGCGCAGGCCGGCATAAGATTGTCTATGCGGTCGTTGTCCTTGTCGGGCTGGAAATGTGCGAGAAATTGAGGCCAAAAATGATCCACTTGCATTTGTTTATACGTTATTTCCCTACCACAATACGCACAGTGGCCGTTGTATTTATTATAAACCTCAATTCTGGTTGATTGTTTCATGGCTCCTCTGCTCGGTCAGTCTTTAGGGTATATAAGTTCCTCTGCCGTCCATTGCATCACCCGAAACAATATTTTACGGTATCCTTTAGGCTGTCCGTGTATTTCACAGATTTTTTCTGTCAAATCCATCAAGCTTTCGAGTGCTTGATATTCCCTTAGCCTATCGGTTTCATTTTCAAACCATGTTTGCGCGGTTGATTTTTTCATAAGTCCCTTGCTCAGTCTGTCGGTTGGCTATTTTACATCTTCAAATACTTTAATGATAGCGCCACAATCAAATGCATCAGGATTGAAAGATACCATCTGCCCAGGTTTAAAACTCGTAGTACCTTTGCTGTCTTGTCCCCAAATACTCCAATATTTTTTACCTTCCTCATTTGTTTTTAAAGTTGCATGTCCTGTTTCGATTTTAGTCATCAATCCCCCCTTGCTCGGTCAGTCTGTTTTAGCCCACCTTCCCCGCATAACGATTTAATCAGCCGCCCGGCTTTTCGGGTCGGCTGCATTTTTGGGTTCTTTTTTCGTAGTCGTCACAAAGTATAAAGTCCCCAAGATGCAAAGACATGGGGATTTTTTCTTTTATGACACACCCGTAATGGCTATCATTATTCACACAAGTTTCACATGCTTTCCAGTGTGTCGATCCTATACATCCTTCCATTATTACCTCCAAGAAAAATAACATTGCGATCAGCGGCGCACATGCCCACACTTCGTACAGGCAACCGCTGGAATTTCAACATAGTCGTGAACGCATGGCTGATCTGCGTCCGCTGCATTGGTGGGTTCGTTTTCGTCATAGTATAGATCTATGACTTGCGATAATTTTTTGACAGCAGATTTTATAGACTCATCTATAAAAGGGTAATGCTTAAATAAATCGGTTCTTGCAGTCGCTACTAAATCTATCATTTGACGATTAAAATCTTTCATATTACCTCTAAGAAAACGAACCACTGATTCACAGGACTATTTGCCCTGATATTAAAACTCCTCACTCAAAAACTCATTGATGAACGATATGCACCGCTTGGCTACCCAGGTAAGATCGTCACCCCAGAATAGCCGTGGCCCATTTGCGTGTCGAATACGGTGACATTCAACACAAAGAGGCACACAACAGAGGTCGCTTACTTTTGTACCCATGCCTTTGTGTCCCAACGCGCTTTCGTGGTGAGCAACAACATCGCCGCCGCAGCCGGGACCAGCGTTTATACATTCTTTGCCGGCAATAAAAATTCGATATTCTTTTGACCTTAGATTGATTATTTTAGGATCTGGTGTCATTATTTCTCTCCAGGGTCCGGTATATAAACCCCTCTTTCGCTTGCAATTCTAACTATAGAGTCAACAAACTCTTTTTTTACCTCTATGCTTATGTCGCTGTTTTTACCAAAAACACTTGGCATGTCTGGGTATAATCCGTATTGATCCGGACCTTTCCCAATTGGCGGGTTAAGGTTAAAAAATTCTATTTTCATTTGATGGTGGAAAAGTTCTGTCTCCCGGCGCTCATACCCGATGTCTTCCATAAGTGGCGGCAAAACAAACCCAAAGTAATAATTCCGCATCGGGTCCGAGATTGTTTTAATGGCCTTCCGGATTTCCCACATCAATTTAGTTCCGTCTTTTTGTTTATCGAGATAGGCCTTTATTGCATCCCACCGGACAAATGTTTCACCGTTGAATTTTTTTGTGCTGAATTTCATTACGCAAACCCGTTGCATCTTACGATAAGGTCTTTATTAATGCCGAAAGTGTATTTGTCCGTATCTACATCGGGGTACACTTCTTCAATAGCTTTCCAAAGCCTCTCACCGGCTGCAACACTTTTTTGGGAATGAAAGGCCATACCGTATTGGTGCCCGTGAAGTTCGTCAGCCAGATGTTGAATCGCTTTTTTTTCTTTTCCGTCTATTTTAATTTCGTCGCCAATTTTCATTTTGTCCTCCTTTATTGTTTCTCATTTCAGCCACCCATTCAATGTTTCCAGAAAAAGAGTAACCTCTAACTTATTCGCTTGACCAAAGAACTTAGCTCTTTTAAAAATAAAGTAACTTCAATTCTCATTTCCCTTATCATCGCTTCGTCTCGTTCAAGCCTTTGTATCGTCATCGGATCTGCCATTTCTGGACAATAATTTATAAAATCACAGAATTTCCGTTCTGCTACCCAAAGGGTATATTGGCATTGCCGGATATAACCGATCTCAACTTTCCCGCTGTCCTTCTTTTCAACGAATACGTGCGGCAGTCTGGTCTTAATTTCAATAGCTCCGTCATCATCAACGAGTCCATCAGGCGAAACGTGGATACCCGGTATGTCTGATTTAATAAGTGCCACCTGCTCAACCTCATGACCTGTGACAATAGAATAATAGTCCCTGGCCATCGGCTCGTACTCAATGCCCCGCTGCATATTAGCGTTTGAATACGAGTCCTCTTTCTGGCCTGTCAGGGTTTCAGCAGCCAACTTATATAATAGGTCTTTCCGGCCCTTGCCCCTGCCTAATATATATGTGATTGATGAACCGCCGATTGATGCGTTCCTCAGTCTGAACCACTCTTCATCGCCTTGGATACAGTCTTTAATTATCTGCATTTTCGGCCTTCTCGTTTTCCTTGATACGCCTTGCAACCTGAGCCTGTGCTTTTTTCAACCCGACTTCGGTTAGTTCCTCAAACTTCTCAATGTTGTGAAATTCAAGAAACTTTTCTTTGTCAACACCGGCCTGTTTGACACCTTTGGCGATGGCCTGGGCCTGTTCAATGGTAATGAATTTTACCGGCTCAACCTGTTTACCCGCCCCGTTCCCGTCATCGTCTAAAGACCCCTCTGTCCCTGCAACTCCAAGAACAGCTTCCGCAGTCATTGACCGGAGATAGGTAAAAGTTGACCGAATGTCCTGAATAGGGTTTCTGGATTTCTGGCCGCTTGCTTTCCCAACGGCGGCCTTGTCAATCGGTGCAACCATAGTAATTGATTCGCTGTGGCCCAACTCATGAGATAGTTTGCACTCAACAGACAGGGTATCTCCTGCGGGCGGGCTCGTCGGAAAAGATATGGAAAGACCACATTTACCGAGAACCGGATTGTAGGTATCCAGTAAGTTTCCAAGAGACGTATGCCACGATTGAAACCAGGCGTTGAATTTATCCTTTTTTATTTTCGGAGCAACGGCTTTGAACGCTGCAACTGCGGCATGGTATGCTTTCCGGGCTTCGTTCTTTTCGTTCCGTTCCTGCAAATCCATCATTTTTTCGATGAACTCAGGCGAATACCCTTTTTCCATCGCTACCATAACGGCATCCATCGGTGAATCTGTTCTGATGGCAGGCATCGGCGCAGGGTGACGGGTTTCAAACTTTTCAATATCGGTTGTGGTTTCTTCTGTGACGACTTCAGCTTTTTGCATGGCTCCCCCTCAATAATTAATGGTGCAGTTTCGGACTTTCCCGGTTGCTATCAGGGTGATAATTGCTTTGGCTTGAGCTTCAGATATTCCGGTCATTCCGATGTCTTCAAGGACTTCCCGGTTGATTTTGGCCCTGTGTTTCTTGTTAGCTGCCAACTTTTCAGCCTTGGCTTTCTCTGCTTTCTCGGAAGCTATTCTTTCCAGTTCTTTCGCGTCGGATTCGGCCTTTGCCTTGGCCTTTTCAGCTTCAATGGCTTCCTGTTTTTCGCGGTCGGCTTTTAAGGCAGCTTCCCTTTTTTCACGTTCAACCCGTTCGGCTTCGAGTTTGGCCCGTTCCTCTGCTGCTATCTTGTCTCGTTTGGCCCGTTCAATGGCTTCCAGGCGGTCTTGTTCAGCTTTTTCAGCCTTGGCTTTGGCATCAATCGCACGTTTCAGGATCGCTTTCTTTTCGGCATCTACTCTGGCTTCAGCCTCTCTCGTTGCAGCTTCGGCGGCTTCCTGTTTCAGCCGTTCGTCGCGCTCTGCCTGTTCCTTTTCGAGTCGGTCGGCTTCTTCTTTTGCAAGCCGTTCATCTTCCAAGCGCTGGATCTCCGCTTCTCTCGCTGCAACTTTGGCCTCACGCTCTGCAAGTTCCCTGTCCTGGCGGTCAATTTCTTCCTCGACTATCCGGCGCTTTTCGGCATCTTCAGCTGCGGTTTTGGCCTTTTCAGCAACTTCCCATTCGGTTAAGGGCTGCCGTACTTTATCCCGTAGGCCATCAAGGAAATCTCGCATCGGCTTTCTAACCGCGTCAACCTTTTTGGCCTTCGCCTTCCAAGTTGCCACAAGATCCTTGCCCAGGCCATCGAGCAGGATTTTCGATTTACTTACTTTGCGGGCTGTACTGGCTATTTCTTTGCGGCCCTTGTCGGTTTCAAGGTCATACTCAAGCCCGGACACCTGCCGCTCGATTTCCTTTAAAATGGGGTCAATGCCGCCGCCGGTGAAAATTGCTACCGGGTCAAGCTTTTCGCCCTTAATTAATGCCCCTTCTTTGATGTCTACTATTTCTGGTGTGATTGTTTCAGTCATCCCAACCTCCTTAATTCTATATCTTGACCAATGTTTTCGGCATTGTTTTCCACTTTCTTTTCCATCTCCAGGTCATAATGTGCAAGGCAATCGGCCTTGACCTGCACGACTTTCTTTTCATCAAGCGGTATTCCGCCCACCAGTTCAACCCATCTATCTTCAGGCCCGATCTGGTATGCATATTTATGTTTGCCCGAAACGCAATAACGGGTTTGCATGTGCTCATACGGTTTGTATGTCTGTATTATCGCTTTTAATTTAGCGATAGAGTCAAAGCCCTGGCAGCAACCCTCAGTGTGCATATACCCAAACATTTCACCGTTGGACTTTGTCGCAAAATGAATCCCGGTAAAACCCGGAACGGCCCGTTTTATCCGGTCATGTATTCTTGTAATGTGGTCGGTAATTGTTTCCATACTCCCCTCCTTTTAAGTGACCCGGCCAGGCTCCCATGCCCAGCCGGGTGTTTCAACGTACTGTAGCATTAACCTCTATTGCATCCGGCCCCACCCCCTTTCTGGTGCTTTGAGGGTTAGATTGCGTTGAGGAAAAACCATACCCCGAGAGTAATAAGTGCAAGTAATCCGCAGATCGTAGCAATTTCAAAGAATTTGTCTTTCATGGCTTCCTCCTTGTGTCCCGTGCCCTCTATCCCGTACTCAGCCGCGCAATGGGTGATACTGCCGGATGTTTGAGGGTGCCGTTCCGTCGCTATGCTGGCGCGATGGGTCCAGCCTTGGGGTTTGTTTGGTTGCAATGTTACCGATGCTATGTGGGCGGCATTATGTTTTGAATCAATTTTGCCATCACGCCAAACCGCAAACCACGGCACACCAGACATTTGCCCGTCCTCCATAATCACCGTTATTTTTTCCACACCATTCTGCCCAAAAACTATTTGGCTGTCGTCTGGGTAATAAAAGGCCGCTATTTTTTGATCACGTTTAAATTTTCCCATGTGCTAAGTCCTTTCCCTGTGGGCCGGCTGGGTGTCAACGGTTCGCACATCACCGATAACCATAAAAGTGGCGTCCATATCATCAGTGATTTGCCGGCTAACCTCCCCTTTCATTGGATCGAAAAATATTTTATCTCCCCTTGTAATAACCGCATGGCGTTCGACTTTTGGGTTCGGGGAATTGATCGCGGTTATCACTAATGAACCATTGAAAATAAAAACATCTTCCGGGTTTGCCAGTTTCATAGGAGCTATATATTTCCCAAATTTCCGGGCCATCCATTTCGACAGTTCAACGCCCCACTGTTCATCATCATCTGCGAAAAGAGGGATATCTGTTATTTTAACGTCAAATAGGGTGGCTATTACGGCGGAAAGGCAATTGCCCCCTGTGTCAAAAGTAGTTTGTTTTGTTGGATTATAATAGTCCATATTGGTTTTCCCTGTGGGCCGGGGGCCGATCCCCCGACCCGGTTTAAAGGAGGCGCTGCATGAAATCTGCAACGGTTAAATCCCTTATAGCATGGGCATTTGTGGCTTGTCAACAAAAAAAACACACTTTGTGAAATATTTATTAGAGGATGTGACATTTTTCTATTGACAAGGCGTTTTTAAGCATATATATAGGAGCCATGGATACACTAAAAGAATATATCAAACTCCGGCAAATAAGCGTTGCTGAAGCGTCCAGACAGATTGGATGTGCAAGGCAATACATTTATATTATTTACAATGGACGTCCGGTGGGCAAGAAGCTGGCCGTTAAAATTGAGAAGTGGTCAAACGGTTTTGTCCGTGCAGTTGATTTAATTCAACTTAAGGGGCCGCAATGAAAATTGATCCTGAATTTAAATCATTAATACCACCATTGTCCGGTGCAGAGAGTACGCTTATATTTAGTCGGATACGCAACGATACACATTACATAGGAATATCCCCAAGTAAAAAGACACGCATAGATATATATCCTACAAAAATAGGCAGGGGATGGATACATTATTCTATAAAAACGCTTAGTGGTGATCCTGAGCCATATGAAAAATATACAGAATCCCCGGTATCAATTAGCAGGGCTTTAGGAACTCCATCCTTTCGAAAATGTTTAAACTATAAATTCAAGACAGAAAAATATGACCCAGTGGGCTTTGATTTTTTTAAAAGAAAACCCGTTGATGCGAAATTAAAGACAACAAACATTTATATTATCCAGTCAGAAATTGGCGGTCCTGTAAAAATAGGCAAAGCTGATGATGTTGACTCAAGGTTAGAACAACACCAGATAGGCTGCCCGGTTATCTTAAATGTCGTTAAAGTATATTCAGACGTAAAGCCTTCGTTTGAAAAAAAATTACATAAAAAATTTATAAAATATAGGCTTCACGGGGAATGGTTTTCTGACAAAATATTAGACCTTTTGGAGGGCGTGAATGAAGAAGCATAAATTTAATATTTATCCAGAATTAATTGGTGAACAACTTGGTACATTAACAAAAAGCATAATGGTTAAATACGATGATACGTTCCCAATAGTGTCCTTTGAAGGTTGTGTTCTTGACGGCTGGAACCGGTATCTTGTTTGCAAAGAATTAGACGTAACACCCACCATGAAAGCATTTGAAGGCACCGACCTGGAAGCGATCCGGTTTGTTGACGCTTCTAATGCCAGGCGTGACTTGAGCAAGTTTCAACGGGTAGAAATAGCGCTGTCCAGAGAAAAAACCTTTGCTGCAATGGCAAAGGAAAATTTAAAAAAGTCTGGTGAACAGTATGGAAAGGGTTATCAGGTTCCTGATGACCCTATTAAACCTATAAACACTCTAAAAGAAGTAGCTAAAGTAGCAAACGTAAGTCACGACACTATCCATAAAGCCAAGACCATAATTGCAGAAGCGTCCGAAGAAACAAAAGAAAAACTAAGAGCCGGTGACGTGTCTATTGGTGGTGCTTACAAAAAGATAAAAAAGCAAACGCAAATAAAAGAGGCAAAAGAAAAGAATTTAAAAGAGTCAAATTCAATTTCGATAAAACCCAAGCTTTACATTGAATCGGCAGCGGTTTTTAAAGATAAGTTTGATTTAAAGTCCATAGACCTATTGCTTACAGATCCGCCGTATATAACAGATATTGATGATATAAACACTTTCGTGCAGTGGTTGCCCGAATATTTAGAAAAATTAAAACCAACCGGACGAGCATACATTTTTACAGGTGCTTACCCTGAAGAAATAAAAGCATATTTATCTCTCTCTATCCCTGACCATTTACAATTATCTCAAATCCTTGTTTGGACATATCGTAATACTTTAGGTGTCGCGCCTAAACAACATTATAAAAATAACTGGCAAGCAATTTTATACTACGAAGGCAAAAACGCTACTCAACTTAATTGCCCTGAAACAGCAGAACAATGGAGCGTTCAAGACATAACTGCACCTGATGGCAGGCAAGGTGACCGATTTCACAAATGGCAGAAACCGATTGAAATCGCAGAACGGTTTATCCGGCATAGCACCCAAAAAGGTGACACAGTTATTGATCCCTTTACCTGCACGGGGACATTTATAATGGCTGCTTCAAAACTAGGCCGTATAGGGATTGGTTGCGATATAGACGAAACAAACACCCAGATAGCAAAGGATAGAGGATGCCAAATTATAACCACTGGGAGCAAGACTTAAAAGATTCAGCCAAGGCTTTAAAAAGTATTGAACACACATATTTACCAAAGGTAATTTCTGGTAAAATTCATTCAATAGAATCAAGCAATAATAAAGTATTGATCCTTTTTGACCAAAAAAGCGGCATTGATTATATCCGCGAAAACGAAACCGGCTTACAGGGTATCGCGGCAAGAGTTCAGTGGGGTAATAATTGGGATACGTTTACTATCAGAGCCAGCAGACACACCGGGACAAAAACAGAGTTTGAGAAGAGGCAGGAGTCTATAAAAGAAGGATATTTTTATCCAGCGTTTACTTTGCAGGCGTATTTTGACGACAGAACAACAAATAAATTTTTATCACTGGGTATTATTAAAACATTGGATCTATACCAATTTATAAAAAATACACCGAATAAAGTTCACCAGCGCAAATCTGATAATTTATTTTTTTATGTATATTGGAAAGATTTAACAGAACTTATTAAAATACAGGAGCCGCAATGAGTGAATGGTTCGAAATAACAGATAGCTCAGACATTGAGATATCCGAAGACGGGACAAGCATTGAGGTCTGGTTTGATTCCGACCGAAACGGGAATAAGTACGTCGATATCTCGCTTGCATTGATAGCGGAAGTAATCGGAACTCAGCTTAAAAAGGAAAAGAAATGAAAAACCTATCAGTATCAATCAACCACTGGACAGCATTAAAAGCCGCGCTTAAACCGTCCGTAGACTTCCGCAAGAAACCTATCCGCAAGTTGCTTGAAGCTATTGAGGCGGATCAGCGGCCCTGGTGGAAGTTTTGGAAATGAAACAAATAAGCAAGATCAAAATAGCCGTGAGAGTTTGGCTTCAAGGTAGGGAGTGGAAGGATGCGTGGTGGTACGCAACTCAAATTGTGGAGGGCTGGAAATGAAGCCTAAAAAAATGAACCCAGAAGTATTTCCGAATAACACCGGTATTCGCAAGCTCTACAATGACCTGAAGCTGGAAGTTGAAGCTTTGCGAGAGGAAAATAAATACTTGCGGAATCGGACAACGAAGCTGCTCGAAAAGTAGAACAAATTACTGGAAAAAGTTTTGAATAATTGCGGGGTTGGATGAAAATAAGCCTACTCACAGATGCACCAAAACATAACCTTGCGCTTATGAAAATTTCAGCATGGCATAAGGCTGATGGTGATACCGTCACTTTAAATATGCCTCTTTTTAAGGCTGATTACACTTATGCGTCTGTGTTGTATAGCCGAAATACAAAGATGTTTATAGCTGATGAATACGGTGGCCCCGCTTTTGATAGTTCGTGTCTCCCTGGTGAAGTTGAGCGTATGCGACCAGACTATTCTTTATACCACATTAATTACAGTCTCGGTTACACCTTCCGGCCATGCTTTAATTCATGCGATTTCTGCAAAGTTCCAAAAATGGATCATCCAGACGTTAGGCATCATTCAATTCGAGAATTCGAAACCCCAGAATTTAAAAAAATATGCCTATTGAACAATAACACTTTTCAAGATCCTCAATGGAAAGAAACTTTTCAAGAAATTTGGGATTTAGATTTAACCGTCATTGATGAAAACGGTTACGACATCCGGCTACTGGACGATGAAAAAACAGACGCTTTACACAGAACTAAATGGGCCACACCTTTACATTTCGCATGGGATCGCATGGTTGATGAACCGTTGGTAATTGAGGGGTTAAAATTAATTTCAAAGCATCATTTAAGATCAACATCAAACGGGGTTTATGTCCTAATTGGGTATGATACGACACCTGAAGAAGATTTGTATAGATGCCAAGTTATTGATGATTACGGTCTAACACCATATCCCATGCCCTATATCCGCAACAGGTACACCAAAAGATTCAAGCGGTTTATGAACCTTCATTTTTATAGGAAATATAAAACAATCGAATTGGCGTGGAAAGAATACTTATGATGACCAGAATAGAGACACTACAGGCCGAAATAGCCAAGGCCAGGGCATACCTCAACGATCCGGTTCGACAGCTAAGGCTATTTTGTTCTTGACAAACAAATATTACTATGATAAGAGGGTGCTATGGAATTAAAACAGAACAAATGTTTGAGGTGCGGTCATACTTGGGTGCAAAGAATACTCACCAAGCCAGTGCTTTGCCCAAAGTGTAAATCACCGACCTGGGATAAAGAACGCAAGCAACCTGCGGAAAACAAATAATGAATAAAGATTTTCGATTATCGGTTTCATTATCAACCCATCCAAAAACAAAAAAACTTATGCGGAGGCTTGGTGACAGGTCTTTTTTTAATCTTGTAAGCCTTTGGTCGTTTGTTGCAATGAATAAACCAGATGGGAATTTGTCAGAATTAGATGCTGAAGATATAGAAATCGCCGCTGATTGGGAGGGAGACGGTGGCCTTTTTTTTAAAACATTAATCGAATTAAAATTTATAGATAAATCGGACGATGGTGTTTTTATACATGACTGGAAAGATCATAACGGGTTTGCATCTCACTCAAAAGAACGAAGCGAAAAGGCTAAGATGGCCGCAGAGACAAGGTGGAAAAATGCTAAAACATTCAGGTAGCATTGCTAAAACATGCTCAGGGCATTGCTTACGGGTAACACTAAAGAATGCCCCTTCTCCTAGTCCTTCTCCTTATCCTATTCCTACTCCAAAAGCCTTTTTCCTAACCACAAAACAACCCGTAATAGCGCCATACTAGAACACGCACGCGAGGGAAAATGAAAATGCCGGAAACCTTCAAACTCAGAAAATATCAAGAAAACGCTGTCAGCCTGGTCAGGGAAAAACTGAAACAAAAAAACAGAAAGGTTCTCTTGGTGCTTGCCACAGGATCGGGGAAAACTCATATCTTGGCAGACATAGCCAGCAAGACGGTTGAAAACGGCCACAGGGTTTTGGCATTGATGCACCGCCGGCAGCTTGTCACTCAAATGGTGGATAGGTTTGCAGGCTGTGATGTTGATGCCGGCATGATCATGTCAGGCATGGATAACGAACTAAACAAGCCCTGCCAGGTCGGAACAATTCAAACATATTCTCGAAGACTCAACCTGTGTGAGATTGCGGAAAACCAATTTTTCATAGACGCATCTGTTATTTTCATTGATGAAGCGCATCATGTATTATCAAAAACCTACCAGAATATTTTAAAATTATACCCTGATAAAATTGTGATAGGTGTCACGGCCACACCCTGCCTTTCATCCGGTGTTGGAATGGGGAAATATTTTGACGCCATTGTTCAGCCTGTCGGCATAAGCGAATTGATGGATGACGGCTTTTTGGTTAAGGGTGAATACTACGGCCCGAGCGCACCGGACCTGTCTAAAATAAAAACAGTTTTGGGCGATTACGAGAAAAAGGCACTTGGTAAAACCATGAACACACCCAAACTGGTGGGTGATGTTGTCGGCAACTGGGCAAAAATAGCCGGTGGTTTGCAAACAATGGTATTCGCTGTTGACGTAAAACACTCAAAGGCGCTGGTTGAGGAATTTGTCAGGCACGACATAAACGCTGAACACCTGGATGCATATTCGGACGATGACGAGCGAGAGGAAACCATAAACAGGTTTAGAAATGGTGATACGCAGGTGATTTGTAACGTAGGGCTTTACACTGAAGGCACGGATATTCCTGAAATTCAGTGCATAGATTTGGCCCGACCGACAAAAAGCTTGGGGTTGCATTTGCAAATGATAGGAAGGGGCGCCCGGCCATATCCCGAGAAGGATAAGTTTGTTGTAATTGATCACGGCGGAAATATTGAACGGCTTGGTTTTTACGAGGATGAAATTAATTGGGGGCTTTCGGGTAAGGAAGTGGCACATCGCAAAAAGAAGCCGCGCAAAAAAGAAGCGCATTTATTCACATGCGAAATGTGTTCAACTATTTTTTCAGGGAAACGCTGCCCCATGTGTTTTTATGAGATTAAAGATTGGGGCCGGAAGGTTGAGGCACTTGACGCGGAGCTTGTGAATTTAAAAAAGAAACCTCAAAAGAAATTTACAACCGACGAGAAGCAGAAATGGTTTAGTATGTTGAGACATTACGGTGATAGCAGGGGGTATTCTCAAGGATGGGCAGCTCATAAATTCAGAGAGAAAATGGGCGTCTGGCCACGGGGGATAGTTAAAGACGGGCCAGCGGTAAGGCCGGATAACGAAGTCAAGGGTTGGATAATTCACGGTATAATCAGATTTGCAAAATCCAAAAAAGTTCAGGAGGCACGGGCCGCATGAGAATTGACGCCGATGATTTGGAAAGAGCATGTCAAGGGCGATGGGCGGCTATTTTTGAACGGCTTGGAGTTGATGTAGGCCACGGTGAGCATAAATGTTGTCCGGCGTGTTCTCCTGGGGAGCCTACAAGCGACAGGTTCAGGTTTGATAATAAAAATAATTCAGGGTCATATTATTGCAATGGGTGTGGCGCTGGCCTAGGTTTATCACTGGTTAGAAAAGTTTTTGGGTTATCATTTCCCGATACGCTCAAAAAAGTTGCTGATGCGATTGGCTATATTCCACCAGACAAGAATAAACCATTCGTGCCTGCAAAAGACCCAGCTATCAGATTAAACGAGCTATGGAAAAGTTCAAAACCCTTGAAAAACGGTGATCCGGTTATGTTGTATCTGAACAGCAGGGGCATTAAAGAGCTCCCCCTGGATGTTAGATTTTGCCCTGAGTGTTGGGAGCCAGACACGAAACGAAACTATTTTGCAATGGTGGCTATGGTCAGGGACGTGTCCGGAAAGCCGGTATCGCTGCATAGAACGTATTTGAACGGCAACAGCGGCAAGGCGGATATTGAGAAGCCTAAAAAGCTGATGACCGGGAAAAAGAATATTTCGGGGTGCGCTGTTCGGTTATTTAAAGCGGGATCGTCGGTCGGTGTCGCTGAAGGAATTGAAACCGCTTTATCTGTTTATGTTTTACACAATATTCCATGCTGGGCAACTATCAGCACTTCTGGCATGATGTCGTTTGAACCCCCCGCCGGAGTTGATGTTGTGGATATTTTCCCAGACAAGGATGAAAATTATGCCGGATATAAGGCAGGGTTTGCCTTAGCTCATAAACTTAAAATGAAAGGCACGGGGGTGTGTCTTTATTTCCCGGCGAGGCAAGGTGATTTTAACGACGAACTGATGAGGGGGAGCCATAAACGATGGTCGAAATAGGGGGATAAATGGTCAACAAATGGATAGGAATAGGAAATTTAGGCAAAGACCCGGAAATAAAATACACGACAAGCGGAACGGCGGTTTGCAATTTTTCAATAGCCTGCACCGAAAAGTGGAAAAATAAAGCCGGGCAATGGCAGGAAAAAACAGAGTGGGTTAAACTTGTAGCCTGGGGCAAGTTGGGCGAAATCTGCGGGGAATATCTGAGCAAGGGCAAAATGGTATACATCGAGGGGAAATTATCGACCCGGGAATGGGAAGGCAAGGACGGCGGCAAGCGATACACGACCGAGATTGTGGCAAGGGAAATGAAGATGCTTTCTGGAAAATCTGAGCAGAAACCGGCAGGCCGTGAGGAAAACTATAACAGCGTTCCTGTCACGGATGACAAGGATGATTCTATACCATTTTGATGCAAAGGGGGAGCCATGAGAGAGATAAAATTTAGAGCGTGGGATGGGACAAGGATGTTTATCGTGACGGATATTTCGTGGTGCGCTTGTGCCCCGATTAGACCGGTATCAGTTGAAGGGTTTACAATGGTGGATGGCAGTTCTCATTGTGCTATATGGGACGAGGGTGATGAACCAGATATAATTCTGATGCAATATACCGGATTATTAGATCGAAATGGAAAAGAGATCTACGAGGGGGATATTTTAAAGAGGCGGGATCATTCTTACAAACATACCGTAAAGTGGGCTGGTGAATCTTGTGGTTTTCATTTAGCTTGGGTGTCGGATAGCATAAAGGCGGGGTATCAGATTGAAGTCATCGGGAATATTCACGAGGGGGAAGCCATGAATATTGATTTGTTGGATGAAATAGTGAGTGCAGCAAAACAGGTAGGGTATTGTGACACGCTCGGAGACGATGACCGAATCAAGGTTGAGGCTGAAAAAAAGTTATCGCAGCTTGTTTGCAAGGCAATGACGACCATTGCGGAAAGGCGCTGCGAATGCGGAGTTTGGCAGGCAGATAAATACTGCGGTGCTTGTGGCGGGCTGCTGTGATAATAGCAATAATAATAATCATGGCCGTGGCAGCCGGCCTGTTCATCAAAGCGCTGATATCTGCGGATCGGGAGTTTGAGATTGAGGATGAAATGCAGGTCAAGCCGTGGCGATATGAGGAGGGCGACGATGCCAAAAAATAAACTGCCTATCA